GTTACCCGCGGCGCATGGCATCCGCACGCACACACGACTTCGCTTGACTGATACAATTTCATGGTGCCCCCAGAACGGTAAAGAACGATCGCCCGACTTCGCCCATGATCTTCTCTGCTTGCGCGAGGTCGATCGGGAACGCGGCCGTGATCAGTTGGATCCCCGTCTCGCGCGGGATTGCGCGCGAGGCCACGGCCGAGACGATCTCTTGAAGGCTTGCGACTTGCGCGCCGTTCAAGGCGGCGCCCGGATCCTTGGCTTGCGGATCCGCGGGCGCGGCGAGTGCGAGGGGCGCGAGTGCAGGCGCCGTAAGGGCCTCGCCGCTTGTCGTGATCGGGGGTAGTGGATCGGTCCCTCCGATGGCTAGGGCCTGATAGGCCTCGACCTCGGGCGCGTGATAACTCGCGTCGACCATAAGTTGATCCTGATATCCCTCGGGCTTGTATCGCCCCGTCGCAACCTCGGCGTCCGTGAGTACGCCAGAAACGATCCTGATCTGATCAGCTTGCGCGTGCTTGAGTTCGAGGTCGGCGCGCTCGATCCCGCGCGTGGGGCCTTCCTTCGACGCGAACACGAGGCCGATCAAGTGTTCGATCCGCGGACGAAGGCGATCCTCTCGTTCGGCGCCAAGGGCGTCGTACCAAGATCGGATATCCATCTCGCCCGTGGCGTTCATCCCGGCGGGTTCGCGCCCGAGAAGGATCGACACGGGGATCCGCGCGGCCGCGGATAGGCGTTGCGCCGAACGATCAAGCAACTCGGGCAACCCGGACATGCTCGTATCTTTGCGCTCGAAAGATTCGTCGTCCGCGTCCAGCATGAGAGAGCGCGCAACGGAGCGCGAGAGGTCGACAAGTTCGAGGCGTTGCAGAAGTAGATCCTTGCCCCCACTCGTGATCATATCGATCAGGCCCTTGATCTTGAACACGCCTTGCGACGCATCCGCGATCAAGTTCTCGATCGAAGTCCAATTCGCCGAGAACGTGCGAAGCGCCGTGTGTGCCCTATCGATCGAGGATTGCCCCCACCCTTGCCGCTCACGTCGAAGGCTCGCACTCGCGCGCGCGCCCTCGAATATGATCAGGCGCGAGGCGTGAACACGCACGGCCGCGCCTACCGCGATCGAGGCGCCCGCGGTTCGGTGCGTGTGGCCGAGTTCGTAAACCGTCGGTTCTCCGAACTTCGGGCTTGTCGGTTCGCCGTCCCACGTAACCGGGCGAAGGTCTCGGCGATCGATGGCTAGCAGGAAGCGAACGGCGCGAAGTGTCGCGAGGTTCAAGGGCAGGCCCACGTCTTGTCCGTCGTCGGCGCCGACGAACACGGCCGCGCCCCCGTAGGTTCGTTCCAGGATCAACGCATCGAGGAACCGGGGCACGGTCTCTAGTGCCTTGATCACCTCGGCCGTTGCGCTCTCTGCTTCCGGGTTCTCTGCTACCCGGATCTTGATCCCTCCGCGGAGCATCGCCTTCGGGGGCGCCTCCGCGATCGTGTTCGCGAGATCGTCGAAGTCAAAGAGGGCCTCAAGCGTGGAATCGTCGAGCACGCCGCGGCGCGTAAAATGCGTGTGAGTCGCCTTGTCCCTCGCGCCGCCGAGGCCGGTTAGGGCGTTGCGCCAAGAGTCGAGACGCGCGACGATCGATCGGGGTTCACTTGGCACTTGCTAACACCTCTAGGGCCTCACGATAACGCGAGGCGCCGCGAACGTAAAGGCGCGCTAGGGCTTGACTCGCGGCGTCGACCTGATCGTCGTGCGTTGCCTTCGGAAACGTGAGGTGTTCGCCGAGGAACTCCGCAAGCCATGGCGCGGCCTCGGGTAGCTTGACGTTGCCTGCCTCCCATAGCGGCGCGCTTGCGTTCGCGCGCGAGACCTTGCCCCCCTCGGGAGTCACGAGAACGATCCCAGGGATCTCTCGCTTCAAGGTGTCTGCTACCGCGGGACCGTTCGCCGCGTTCTCGATCAACTTCAAGCGCGCTTGCGGATACCTCGCCGAGAGCGCGCGGAGTTGCGCGAGAGTCTCGACGAAACCCCAACGGCCTCGCACTTGATCCACTAGGAAGTACTCGCCGCCGTGCGTCGCCCACACTTGGCCGACAACGTAGTCGCCGGATCCCGCTGCATCCTTGAACCGTAGATCCCAAGATTGAATCCACGTCGCCCGTGCAGGTAGGGCGCGCCATCTATGCGCGAACCACGCCGCGCGGAATAGATCGCCGCCCTCGGGCGACGGCCTTTGCTGTAGTTGCGCCGCGGCAACGCTTGCGCCGAGTTCGCGCTCAAGATCAGACACGGCGCCCTCGGGGAATCGTTCGGGCCAAAGTAGCGCGCCCGGTTCCGTGCGTGGGTCCGATCGGAACGGAACTCGAACGCCACTCTTGAGAACGAGGGAGGTAGAGAACTTGCGCGCGGGTTCGTAACGCATCGGTAGGATCAAGTGTTCGTATCCGCCCTCGCCTAACATCGCGCCCGCTAGGTCTCTCTCGTGTAGGCGTTGCATTACGATCACGCGGCGCCCCGTCTTAGGGTCGGCCTGCCTGCTAGCCATCGTCGAACGCCACCACTCGATAACCTTGTCGAGTGCGGCGCCCTCGACGCCGCCCGCGTTCAAGGTGTCGGCGGGTTTGATCGGATCGTCGACGACTTGGGTATCCGCATGGCGCCCCGTCACGCTCCCCTCCGTCGAGGTTGAGAAGCGCCACCCTCCGCGCGAATTCGCGAAGTCGGTAGCGGATCGGGTGTTCTGTCTCGGGATCTCGATGCCAGGCCATCGCGCGGCGAACCAAGGCGAGTCGACAAGGTTGCGCATCCGCACGGCGTCGCGCCGCGAGAGGGCGGCCGAGTACGACGCATAAATCCACCGATGCGCGGGATCCTCTTGAGACCATACCCACGCCGGCCAAAGCACGGAGACCGCGATCGATTTCATACACCCGGGGGGCATGTTGATCAGTAGGCGCCTGATCTGCCCCCGCGTTACCGCTTCAAGGTGCTCGGCGAGTGCGTCAACGTGCCACCCTTCGACGAACGGCACGGCCTCGATCTCTGTCCATGCCGAACGCATGAACGCGCGGAGGCCTCCCTCTCGGATGCGTTCGCGATCCTCGGCGGCGTGCGTGTCATTCTTCGATCGAAGGGATCGAAGGCGAACCCGCGCCAAGTCGGCGATCGATGATTTCGAGGATCCTTGCATATGTCTCGGGGGGTAGTTCGGAGTCGAGCGCATCGAGCACGGCGCCAAGTTCGTTCTCTACTTCGATCCGAACGCGCGCGGCGAACTTGGCCGGGTTCATGCGTTCGAGGCGCCACGCGAGGGCGCGCCAATCGCCGCGATCGGTCTCCGTGGTTTTCTTCGTGAGTGCGCCGGCCGCGTCCGTCTCGACCTTCTCGCGTACCTTGTCGCGGCCGTGCGTCTCGATCAGCGCAACGGATCGGATCTCTGCCTCGGCGCGCGCTTGTTCGACGGCCGCGGCGAATAGGCCCTCTGCACTCTCGGGATCTCGTGCGCCGTCGTGTAGCCATCGCCGCGCGATGTTGCGTTCAAGGCCGGCCGCGGCGATCGCGGTTTCGAGATAGTTCCCCGCCTTGACATAGGACACTATCCGCGCGGCCTTGTCGGCGTCGAAGTTCCCGCGCTTGCCTAGCTTGCTGCCCTTGCGCGTGGCGTTCGGGACGATCTCACCCTTGGCTACTCGCTCCGCGCGCGCGCGCTTGTTCGGGCTACTCGCCACTTGATCGCACCTTCTCGGCCGTGCGCCCCGTCTCGTTCTGCCATCGCGTAATTACGTGTTCGACCCAACGAGGATCTACCTCGACGCCGTAGCAGACGCGGCCGGCACGCTCGCACGCGATCAACGTTGCGCCCCCGCCGAGGAACGGATCAAGGACACGATTGCCGGCGTCCGTGTGGTTCGTGAGAAGCACGGCGAGTAGCTCGGGGGGCTTCGCCGCGTTGTGGGTTTTGTCGACGCCGCTCGCGCGGTTACAGCGGATCAAGTTGGGCGCGTGGACTTGCCTATGTCCCGAGACCTCGTGACCTCGCATCGTGTGATCGCGCGGCTCCTTTACCATGAACCCGACAAGTTCATACGTATGCGCATACATGGAACCGAGGCCGTTTCCCTTATCCCATACAACGGCGTTCTTGACGGCGATCGAGTTGCGCCGCGCGCCCTCCATAACGGCCGCCCATGATCGCCAGTCGCAGAACATGAGCAAGTGCCCGAACAGAGGGAGCACGCGCGCGCACTCGCGGATCAAGTTCTCGAAAAAGGGAACGACCATCCGATCGTCCGCGATGCTCGCGCCGATGCCCGTACTCGATCCGAAGATCGCATACGGTGGATCCATGAGCACCGTGTCGATCTGCACGCCATCGAGCACGCGCGCGATCCCCCCGTCGAGGGAATCGGCACACGCCACCCGGTGATCGCCGAGGGCCCACACGTCGCCGAGGGCAACGGTACACACGTCGAGTTTTCGATCGAGTGCGGCGCCGGATCGTTCGAGTCGATCGGCATGGCTTGAACTCTTGCCCCCCTTGCGCGTGTTCGCGCCTAGGTCTCTGATCAGTTGCTCAAGATCGGCGCCGTCGAACCCAACATCGATCGGCGACTCGATCTCTGCGAGGATCTCGGCGAGGGTTTCGACGTGCCACTCTGCTAACTCGGCCGTTCGGTTGTCGGCGATCGCGAACGCTTGCGCGGCCTCGGCCGTGCCCTCGAACGTGATCGTGTCGACCTCGTGCCACCCGAGCGCGCGCGCGGCCTCGATCGTTCCGTTGCCTGCTAGGACGCGGCCGGCGCGATCGATCACGATCGGGCGCACTTGGCCGAACCGTTCGAGGGAGGCGCGGATCGCCTCCAAGTTCTTAGGTCCATGGCGCCGGGCGTTCCGAACGTCGGGCGTGAGGGAGTCGAGGGCGCGGCGTTCCGGGCGCATGGCGGGGCCTCCCAGGGGCGTCGAGGGCTCGGGCGCGCCTCGCGCCTCGCCTTCGCCGTCGGGGGGCGCCACGGCGCCGACAAGGGGTTGCGCCGGCGCGCGCCGTCGAGGCCGGGCGAGATCGTCTAGGGGTACTCGGATCACCCTGGAATAATGCGCGCGTGAGGGTGTCGAGGTCAAGGGGGATCGAGGCCTTCGCCTTGTAGAGAGGCCTTCAACTTGAAAGTGCCCTGGACAATCCCCCCACTATATAGGCCGATCCCGTGTTCGTGCCCTCGCCGTGGACACTTTCGGGACAGACGAAAATGTATATCTGCCCTCGTTTTCTTGAACGATTCCGCGAACTTACGGCGGCGAGTACAGAAAGTACAGACATTTTCCAGGTATTCGTAACATGAAGGGTATATGTATTATACACACCATACATATACCCCTTCTCTGAAATATATAAAAGAACCGGGCGAAAAAGTGCCCTTCCTGTTTTCTCTGCCCTCGCGCGCGCTAAC